ATTCCTGTACCAGTAGCATGACACTCAAACGTATCTTTATATTTAGGGTCATCTGATTCTTCTATCGCTACACTAGTAACTTCATCCATATATTTAATAATCTTTCCTGTATCACAGCGAGGATGATAAGCGACACCACATATTTCTTTCTTATTGCTCATCAAATCTTCTAAGATAGTAGGTTTAAACGTCATATCTGCATCTATAAACAAAAGATAGTCTGATTTGTTGTTTAACGCTTGTACAGCTATATAAGACCTATTCTCGGCTATTGTGTACCCATGTTCAGCTATTACGATATGAATATCATGTTTTGAGTCTTTAACTAAATTTAAAAGACACTCAAATGTTTGAGGTTGCATTCCTCCGTAAATTGGTACACCGATTGTTATTTTCATTTTTCTATTTTATTAATTGTTTTAGACCCATAGTGCCACAAATCTATTTCTACTATACCCTTCTTAAATCCATATTCGTTAAATCTCTTAATATAATCATCATCTTCACCACAATATAATGTCTTTTCAATGAAATATCCTATCTTTTCTATACATTTTTTATCTATTATGAAAAACCAACCAGATAAAGGACAATTAGTGTCTAAACAAACTAAGTGATAATTGTTAAACTTATCTTTGCATTTATCCCACCAATTCTTAGGTAATACCACATCATCATTTATTATTGCAAAGTGTGTACATCCGTCTTTTATTGCTTCTTTCAATCCGTCATTCCATGATACAGCTACTCCTTTATTTTCTTTATGAAATATAGTTTTTACATTCTGTTTTTTAAGCCATTCTATTGTTTCTGTTTTTTGTCCATCTTCTATAACATAGACATTATAACATTCTAAATTACTAATCATTGGCTTTAGCATTTCTAGATTGTCATAAGTTGGTATAATTATTCCTAATTTCATTAATATGTTTTTAACCCTATATGTTTAATATCTAAATTTCTATTTACCCACACATCATAACCTGCATTTCTAGCATCTTCACAAAATATCCAGTCATGGCTACGTTTTACAGAACCATTATCATTCCATTCATATTTAAACCAGGGTTGAGGTAGTTTTCTAAATACATCTGTCTTGATTAGTAAACACCCTGTACCGACAGCCTTTACTTTCATTACTCCATTCCTCTTTTTATCAAAGTATTCTGCTACATCTTCTTGCTGTTCGTATTTAGTCTTATATACTCCACCTATAATATCTTTATCAAAAGACATTAATACATCTAAGGTGTCGTCTGGTAATATCATATCATCATCTACGAAGAAAAGGTGTGAACACCCTCTATTACAAGCCTGTGATGCTATATAGTTACGATTCTCTGATGTGTTATAGCCTCTAGTAGAAACAATAATCTCTAATTCATATTTAGTTTTAGCTACTAAATCTAATAAAGATTGAGTAGTTTTTGGCTTTACCAGACGATTTGTTGGCATACCGATTGCAATTTTTGGCATATTCCTGCCTCCGAAGAAGCAGGGTATATGTCAACAATTAAGCTACATTCACGTCAATGAAAAATTCTTTGTAGTAAGAAGATGTTGCGTGGAAGTCGAAACCATAATCTACACGAGATACGATTCCTAAACCTGATAATTTAGCAGGGTCTTCAATGAACTTAGCTTGTCCATAAGTACCTCTTAAAATACCGATTGCACCCATTCTCTTAATACCTGCGAATACATGGTTAGCAGTATGCTGTGTTGATAAATAATGGTCAACGCCCATATATCTGAATCCTTTTTGTACTGGGATTCCATTCTTCAATGAAATATCAGCTTCTGTAAATCCGTTAGCTTGTACAAACGCTTCTAAGATTTCAAAGTCTTCTGGTCTCCAAACAATGAATAATCCATTTTGGATTGCAAGTTCTACTCCGTCATTCTCATAAATCTTACGTTTGATAGCTCTAATAATATCATCAATATTAGCTGCTGATACTGTGATAGCTGATGTGTCGTCTGCACCTGAATTTGCAAGGTCAGTAACTCCGAAGTTTGTCCAACTATCGTGTTGTGCTAATGTTTGAGCTTCTAAAAGTTCATCAATCTTTTTACCTTGAAAACCAGCTATTTCCTGTTGGCTTACGTTAGTTTGTTGGTATCTATCAGCTTCGTCGATGAACATTGGGATAATTTTCTTTGTACTGATAGTAAGAGTGTCAGCTAGTAATGTGAAATCTTCATAATTATAAGCTGTGCCTCTTGTACCTGTAACTACTGATGGTTCAGTAGTCATTGAACTTTGCACAATAGTTCTAACATTGGAATAAATTACTTTCATAACGTCTTTCCATGTAGAAGGCTTATTGATTCTAGTTCGCATTTTCATCACATAATCGTGCTTATTAAATGTTACTGTATTTGCCATTTATTTGACTATAAATGAACGATTATACGTTTACTGCATCAAAAGGTGAAGCAGATGAATCTTGTTTAGCTCTTGCATCTAGCACTTTTTCAGCTAACTCTAAATCGTTTTCTGGTGTTGTGCCTTTTGCAAGATGATATTCAACTGTATTTTGTGTTTTAGAACTGGAACTACCAGAACCATCTGGGAGACCATCTTGTGAATTTTTTTGGTCAACCCAGTCTTGTAGGTCTGACTTCACATGTCTCATTTCAATAACTTGGTTGGCATCTTTGCCAGTTCTAGCCATCTCATCTGTTATAATCTTTTGCTGTGCTTCATCTTCAAAGCCTTTAACCTCTAGCAGAGATTGTAAAGCATAATTCGGTTCATTTGTTTCGTTAGGTTTATTAGGTTCGTTTGACTCATCAGATTTCTCTGATTTATCTTGAAGTTGCTTTTCTTTTCTTTCTGCTATTGCCTTATATTTTGTAGCTTCTGCTTTCCAGTCTTTAGCATCTTCAGTTTTTTCCTCGTTGTTAACGTCTTCGGTAGACGATTCTTGAGTTTCCTCAATAGTTTCATTTTCCATGTTTTGTCATGTTAATTTTAATCGTTTTTTAACGTGGTTTAGTCCACGAAATCATGTTTAAGTCTTTAGTGACTATATAAATTTGTGATTAATCTGCGTTTACTAATTCTGATACTTTACAAGTGATTTCTGTACTTGAAATCTTAATACAATCTAGTTCTGAATATTCTGTGCTATCAATTACATCAGCATTATTGTCTACTGCTATTAAGTTAATGTTAGAACCTGCTGTGATTGTTATTGCCATTGCACTTGTAGTAGCGTTATAAATCATCCAATTTTTGCTATTACCTATGTTAGGGATAATAGATGATAATTGTGCTGCTGTTGGTAATGTGAGAGCTTTTGTGCTTCCATCATTGACTGTGATGTCTAATAAGTTGTTAGTTCTCATTTGATAAACTGACAATGTACTTGCAACACTTGATGTCGCAAGACCTAAAGCTCCGATACCACTTACTAAATTTGCGTTTACTGTTACATCATTCCAAATGTCGCCACCAGGAAATGCACCAAAATTCTCAACTCCACCTTGTATTTGTTTCAACTCATCTACCGACATTGTTAAAGCAAAAGTTGCACTAACTGAAATCATTAGTGTCAAGGCTACTGTTAAAAATACTTTGAATTTTTTCATAGTTTTATTTTTTAGATTTCTTAGATTTAGCCTTTTTTTCGACCTTTGCCTTTTTAGGCACTTCTTTAACGGCTTCGGCTTGTATTTTATCCTTTAAAGAAGACATTTTTATGTTGTATAACATACTTTTATATTTTAATATTTAATTACCATCCTTGACGATATGTGATTGTCCAATCTCCTGCAAACGCTGAACCATCTGCACTTTGGAATACTAGACCATTTGTTAATCCTACATCGAAAGTATAAACGCCTTCATCTTGTGCTGTTTTAAAGTCTGCTATTCTAGCACTTGTAGGCAAGTATGCTGTACTTGTAGCATCAAATAATACAACTACGCCAGCTTGTGTTTCTGTGATGATAACAGAACCTAGTGTTGTTCTTCCTGCATTTATAACTGATGTTGTAGCTACTGCACCAGATAATTGTGTGTATTCATATTGGTCATTTTGACTAACACTGCCAAATGGAGGTTCTTGGTTTGCCCCATTGTATAATATAGCACCGAGTAATAAACACACTGCTATAATACCGACTGTTAATGTGGTATTTAATTTACCCATAAATTTATTTTAATTATTTAGCTTTATCGAAATTATCTTTTTTAGGTGTAAGCTCCTTGTATGAAGTCATCTTTATAAATGCTTTATCTATCATCTTGTTGGCTTCTGTGTAAGCTCTGTATTTCTGACCTATAACTTCATCATTTTCTTCGCCTACTTTTGGTTTCTCATTGTCTATAGCATCTCTGAATACAGTTCTTATAGCTTGCACAAGAACTTCATTCTCCATTGATACTCTTAATTGGCTTTTAAATACTTCGTTCATTTTGTTTTGCTAGAGCTTCAACTGGTGCTGTTGACCCACCTTGTGGCAACTGTTGAGCTTGTTGTGGTAAAGCTCCAAACATAATTGGACTTAAACCAGAACTTTCTAGTATTGAATTTAATAATTTAGTCATTTCTGGGTCTTGTCTGATTTGTGGTGTAGCGATATATTGCTTCATCACATTTACTAACTTATCTGTAATTAGTGCTAGATTCTTTTGTTTACCTGCTATGTTAGTTTTTACTGATAGATTCTTTCCTGCAAAGTCTTTCTTTAATATTTCAACAAATCTTTTAGTCCCTCCTTTAACAAAATTATTCTTAGTTTCTTCAACCAACATCTCTTTTTCTCCTTCTGCTATCTGCTCTCCTCTCAATACTTTTTCTGCTAAAGCCTTGTTAGCATGGTTACTAGAAATCTTATCTGATAACTCCATAATCTCATCAGCACTAAACTCTGTTAGGAATGTTTGGTCTTTTGTTATTTCTTTTCCAATATATGGTAGTATCCAATCTCTTTCAATCTCATCCATAAAGACTGCCAATTGACCTTGTCTATGAACGTGCATACCTAGAGCTTCTACGTTTTGAGCTTCAAATGATTTAAAAGGTGTACCAGACGAAGGTGCTTTACCAAGTTGACCTTCGCTAGCTGAACCAATCTCTCTAGCCTTTTCTTCCCATCTTTCAACTGATTTATCAAACAAAGCTATATTACGAGGGTAAGTATCCATTTGCCATACGCCCTTAGTTCCTTGTGTTGTTTCTATTAATTCAAGATTGTCCATATCCTTTAATCCTGACTTATGTTTTGAAGCAACAGCTGGGTCATCTGTTAAAAGCAAAGTCTTTGAAGCACTGTCTAGCATTTCTGTTGTAGTTATCTCGTTCCAGTTAGTCCACTTTTGTGGTTCAAATAGTTCTTCAACTCCACCTCTGCCTAATGCTCTGCCATTAATCTTATCTCTTTTAAGGAATTTAAATGGTAGTTTAGGTTCTCGACTTTTAAACAACGTAACACCAACTTTCTGTCCGTTCTCATCTTGATACTCTGCTACTATTTGAACTTGTTGTATGTCGTGTGCTTCTTCATCTAGTGTATTAAAGTCATGTTGTAGCCATTCCTTACGCATATTACCATGTAATTCATATACTTCTATTTCATCATTTTCTTCTATTCTCGCTAGTAAGATTAAATCTTCTACGCTTATAGTTGCTCCATTTTCGTTTAGCCCCCATTTCTTTTGTTCTCTTAACTGTGAAGCACTAAATGTGTGCTTAATAGCAAAAGGGTAAGCCAAGATGTTTGTCTGGTTACAAAATGCTAAAGTTCTTAAGTCTATTACTTCTGGTTTCTTACCACCTTTGTTCTGCACAAGTATTCCTCCATAGTCTGCGTAACTATCAATCATATCGTCTATAAAAGTGTCTATTGCATTATCTAAAGCCCATTTTTCATGGAATTTCCTTGATAATGTGCTTTTATAATACTCATCTGGGTTATCAACAAATAATTCAATGTCTTTTACATCAAATCCCTCTGTACGTTTCTGTATGTTTAGAATAGCTAAGATTATGTTCTTAAAAGGTCTTAGTGTTCTATTCTCATTGCTGTCTTCAAATTGTGAGTTTAGATACAAAAAAGAACGCCTTAAATGGTCTTTCATAGACCACTCCCAACCTTCTTCTAATGTGACAGGTTTTAGGTAAGCGTTTTCTTCTTTTGTTATAAAGTCATATATTGTCATAAAAAAGGATACTAATATATTAGTTAGTATCCTCTAGAACAAATAACTCCGTTCAAAGATTAGTTGCCCTCGAGGACACCAACAAATATTGAACGGATATTTAATTTATTTCATTAAAAACTCTAAATGTTTAGACCATAACTGCATCGTTAGTTTATTACCGAATATCTTTTTTAGCTGTCTTGTGCCAAATAGTTTCTCTGTGCTTTTCTTTCCTTTACTTACTTTGATTATTCCTTTGTTCTTTATATTATTCCATTCTAACCCTAAATCCTTTAAACAAGCAAGGATAGTAGTATTTTCTGCTTTAAACTTTAGCCCTGTTGTTTCTAGTGTTAGTTTGTAGTTTTCTATTTTTTTTACTGTACTCATGCGAATGTTGCTTTTAGTTCTTTAATCTTTTCTGGGTCATTTAAGAAGTTATCAGTTGACAAATCATCTTCTGCTTTGCCTGCTTTCCATTTAACTATTAGATTAATCAATCTAGGGTCTGTGGCTTTTATATCTTTACCTAATATCTCTGATACTGGTATGTCTAAGTTAATCTTCTTTTTTTGACCTATAATAACGTGTCTTTGATTTGAGTTTATAAAGTCTTTTGCTTGTAATTCCATATAGAACGGATTAATAATTAATTTTCTTTATTGAAACTTGTTCTTTTTGTAAAGTCTAGTTCTTCATCAAATATCCTATCCCAGTAATCAACAGCTTGTTTTAGTCTACCTAGTGTTTCTAATTTACATCTAACTGCATCTAAGAAATGGTCATTTCTTTTGACTGGTTCGTTTGGTGATAAGAAAGCTCCATTTTTATCTGTCGCCCACATATAATTTCTATACTCTTTCAGTCCGTTTGAACTTCTTTTGGTTATGCTTATAGGTTGAGGTTGTACCATCTGTATGCCTGTTCTTACGCTATCTTTGCCTTTCTTACATGGTTGTATGTTAATCCCATAACTTCTAATCTCGTCTATGCTTTTAGGTTCTGCACTATCCGCTATCACAAGCCCACTTTTAAAGCCTTTTAATGTTTGTGCTATCTCGCTATTAAACATTCCTCTCTGATATAAACATTCATCTAATATCCAACCTCCGTTATAGTAATATACTGCAACAATAGCTGTTGGGTCGTTGGTATATCCAAAGTCTAATCCATAACCCTCTAGTCTAGCTTCGTGAGGTACTTTATCTATTACTTTCCAGCCTTTGTATATTCTACCTTCTATTTCTCCATGTAATCCTAATCCGTAGACGTTCCACCAGTTCTTATCTCCTTTATGTGATTCTATGTCGTCAATTATATTTTGGTCTAAAGCTTCTAAACAATCAAGGTAAGTAAGTCTTAGGAAATCATGGTCTCTTTTATCTTTAATGTTTTCGTCATACCAGTATTCTTCACTCGGATTCCAATCTAACCACATTACTTCTTTAGTTCTTACTAATAGTTGGTCAAATATCTCCCATGCCATAGCGTGTTGTGCTTCGTTTACAAATCCTGTATCACGTCTACCACCTTTAGCCTTTCCTAGCTTATCAACTGCTAAAAAGTTTATAGTTGTTTTGGTGTGAAAAGTGTAAGTCTTTTCTGTCGAGTTCCATCTCTTGTCTTCCCAATAACCATTAGAAATCATTATGCTTTTAAAATCCTTTATAGCTCCATTCTTTAGGTGTGGGTAACTTTCAGCAAATATATCACACTTCTTGTTATCATGTGTTTGTGCATAATCTATATGCCAAACTAATATAGATATAGTTTTACTAGCTGATGTTCCACCTGTTACTGCTCTAATCCTTTTCTTTAGTTGGAATATCTTTTTTGTGGCTTGAGTGTTTTGAAAGACCTCCATATATTGGTATTATTTCTAATTTATCTCCTTTATTATCTCCCATTTTATTAACCATGTCTTTAGTAACAACAGGCAAACACATTTCTTTTATCCTAGTGTACTCTTTATCATTCATACCGACTAAGTTGGTTAAGGCTTTAACATATTTACCTCTTGCTTTCTCCACTAATAAATCATTCAGCCTTTCTTCTCTTGCTGATTTTCTACCTGACCCTGGTCTTACACCACCTCTATTGTTCTTTCTTCCATCCATTTTGGTTAATCATTTTTAATTATTTAATATTAGCTATTTCTTTCCGTAACAAGCAATCTTTACAGCATGGGTGTTTTATAAGTTTATTTAAAAGCTTAATTACATCTACTTCGTCTATTATGTTTCTTCTGTAAGAGTTTTTAATCTCTTTTAAGTCTTTAATAATGCAATTCATCTCTTTGTAAACTTATAATCTTTAATTTCGCTACCACAATTATCACATCTCCATAACTTTATTCTCTTTAGCCAATGTCTGTAACCTTTATCACACCAGTTACATTTTCTAGGCTTCTTATTCATTTGCTATGCAGTTTTTCAGGCATTTCATTATATTTAATTGTGTCTGAAAAGTTTTTGTTTGGTTCTCCACATGTAGGACATAAAATAAAACCTTCTGTTGAAGATACTTTGTCTAGGTTAGTGTTACATTTGTTACAATTCATATAGATATAATAAAAAGCCTTAGTTAAAATCCATTGTTTCGTTCTAAACACAAAAGCGAGCTATTAAAGCCTTGTTGACGTCTTTTGTATAATAAACGAGAACTGCAGACTTTAATTAAAGCTCATTGTTCCGTTATGTTGTTATGTAAATTATTTGCATTTGAAAGGAGATGTAAGTTCTAGTTTGAGATAGTATCTCCTTTAGCCCTTTTTTAAAAAAATAGGCGTTGTTTATCTCATACTACTAGTTTAACATTTTTCTTTATAGATTGTCAATAGCTCTTCTTCTTCTAACTCAAACTTAATCCTTCTCTTTTCTGATTCTGTTCTTTTCTTTTCGTGTTTCCACAATTCTGTGAACTCACTTTCATGTATTATTTGTTTCATTTATTTAGACGTTCTTTTATTATATCAATATACTTCTGTTCTTTTTCTATCAAAATGTAGTTTCTGTTAAGGTTTTTACAGGCTACTCCAGTTGTTCCACTACCAGCTGTAAAATCAAGGACTGTTTCATTTTCGTTAGTGTATGTTTTTATTAGATATTCCATTAGTGCTACTGGTTTTTGTGTTGGGTGTGGTGGGTTGTGTTCTGAATTAAACTTTAGTATTGTTTCGTGGAAGCCTGTATCCTTCTGAAAGTAATTTCCTTTATCGACACAGTGCATTAATTTACCTCCTTTATTATTTCTACTGTTTTTTATTGGCTTTATTAATCTTTTAAGATTAAATAGATTATACGTTGGGAACTTATAATAAAAAACAGAAATGTTTTCGTGATATTTCATTGGGTTTTTTCTACATAATGCAAAGTTTCCAGCTTTTGATTTTCTCCAAATCCAATCATACTTATAATTCTTAATATTACTCATTCTAAGAGCTGAACTGAATGGCTCACTTCCAAACAATACTATTGCTCCGTTAGGTTTTATTATTCTGTTTAAATGTTGCCACATTTCATCAAAAGGTATTACTGTGTCCCATTTACAAGCTGTTGTTCCGTTAATAAGGCGGGTCACAAATGACTGCATCAACAATAACACCTTCTAAGATGAGTTTATCCATCTCTTTTAAGCATTCACCGTTGATTAGTCTGCAACCCGCCAATTTTTCGTTAAAATTTTTCATAATAAATAATCTTTTATATTTTTTTTCATTTAATTCCACTCGACCTGTGAAATATCGTTTTTTGCTCTATTTTCAAACCAAGACAAGAACTGTAAATTATTTACTAATTTTGAGCCACCATTACTTTTAGCCTCGATATGGTCTAAAGATGGTTTTATCCATTTATCACCAGTTTCTACCCACTTATCAAAATAATAATTAAATGCTTTGTCGTTATAAAATTTTTCTATATATTCGCAATATATTTCATTATTAAACCCCTGATAATCTCTTTTTCTTGAAATGCTCTTATTAAGATATTTTAGTTTTTCTACATCTTCAAATTTCATTAACCAAGCCAAATCAACATCGTATTTCAAGTGAGCCTTCATATTTTTATAAAGACTTTCTTTTGGCATTTTTTTCCCCTTTGACCAAGTTGTCCTTCCTTTACAGGCACGACTTATATTGGTTCTATGTTGTTTTGTAAATTTTCTTTTCATACTTGTAGTATATCATACTACTTGCTGTTATGCAACAGGAGGGTCACAAATTATTGCATCTATGCTTTCTGGTTCTATGTCCATCATTTCTTCTAAACAATCTCCATATATAATCATCTTATTCACTTTTAAAAATTAGTGGTGAGATATGTAGATTATACATACCCCACCTTTTTATCTAACGTAGCAAGTTCGTTGCTTGTTAGAATACTTTGACTTTCTTCTACTGATTACTACTTCTTCTCCTGAAAGCCATTGTTTTGTTATTTTTCTATACTCTTCTTGCGATAATCTTCTACCATAAGGGATTATCTTTTCGATTTCGTTATGACACATTTGACACAAGTATAATACACTTTCGTTTCTTCCGAAGAATCTTTTTGGGTAAACGTGGTGACGAGTAAGTCTTTTTATTTTGCAACACTTACAACAGAAACCTGTCTTGCATGTCATTGCTTACCTCCTCTCAAGCATTTATATATGTCATTTGCTATTAAACAGCTACTAACTAATATTTCCATTAAGATTGTTAATATAAGTTCTTTAGCTTTAAGCATTATCACACCCCATTATTTTACAAATTCCATTCATTAGTTTTTGTCCTACTTCTCTTATCACTAAGAAAGAGATTATGAATACCACTAGTGTAAACGCTTTAAAGATTGTCTTTATTATCCTTAGAGTTTTCACTTACTCCCCCCTTACGCAATCATTTATTTTGTTTAAATCTCTTGTTATATCATCTATACAGTCGCCTTTTATTACATTACCAGAATTTGTTATAGCGATTAATCTGTTATTATGTGAAACTAAATTTATTATTTTTTCCATATATTTTTGTAAGCCTTTGAGGGCTAGACTTCCCAGCTTTCGCCCTCTAGGCTTTTTACTTTTTAATCCTCCTAAACTTCTGAACTATTTATACTTTTTGACAAGCTATTAATTGTTCTATCGTGTTAAGAAGATATTATTATGTTTTAGCTAGACAGATTGACTTTCAATCTGCCAGCGTATTCCCATGCTACGTATTTTCCTGCTGGGTTTGAACGTCCAGCTAGAACACAATAATATTGCTCGGTAGATAAGGGGTCGTATTGACCCCAAATCTACTTTACTACTAGAAGGGGATATCTTCTGTCTTTATTTCTTTTCTTGCTTCATCCATAGCTTCCATACCTGTTTTCTTTTCATTCTTAACTCTAGCATTTTCTTTTTCTTCATCTGATAGCTTTTTTAAATCTGTCATTACTGCATTGTAGTCTGTGATGTTGTCAAAGGTTTTTCCACCTTTAGATGTTTTAGGTTCTACTGAAATCATTACTTGGTTTCCGATAAAAGAGTTTAAAAGTCCTCCTTGTATTCCACCTGCAATTTCTTCTTCTGTTAAGTTTCTTTTTAAAAAGGCTTCTGTGATTCTGTAAAGATTATTTTTTCCATTCTTTCCTTCATATAGAAAGCTATGTCCGAAATTCTCCCATACGTTTCTTCCTCTTAAATCTTTGTCGCCATCTTTACCTTGTAATAAAGTAAACTGATAACTGATGTCTGTTTGAAATTCTTTTTGTGATGTCTTGCCCATTTTAGAATCATAGGTTTCATTTTCATTAGCCTTGATGTCTAAAAGTTCTACTTGATAAATTCCTTTGGGGAGGGGAGGATATTCTTGTGATTCCTTCTTCTCGAAGGTCATGGTATCTTCTAACATTTTTTTAGAGGGATTCTACACCCTTATTATTTTATTAAGTTACTTCTACAAGCGTGTTTATCGGCGATTTAAGGCACTGTAAGCGATTTTATAGCCCATTTAGGTCTGTATATAGCTTAGAGCCTTTCTAGCAAGCCCATTGTTTCTTTTCTTCCTGCTTCAAACCAGTTTTCTTCATTAAAATCTCCATCTCCATATTTAGCCCAACTTCTGTTATCGCCCATAAATTGCAATGTTCCATCTTCATAATATCCTACGTGGGTTAATCCACAACTTTCTGCTTCTAATATTTTTTCTTTTTCTTCTTGTTGTTTGTTTAATTCTAATTCACTCATATTATTTACCTTAAAATTTAATAAACTTAGGTTTTGTTGCTTCTAAATCTATATTATCACAAAGTTCCTCTACTAATGTTTTATGCCATTTAAGGAATGCTCTTTGATTTTTAATTATTCCAATTTTAAAAAAGAAGTATTCTATTTTATCTGTTAAACTCCTTGATGCTTTTGGTATTTTACCAGCAAATGCCCATTCTTTCTTTTCTGAACAGTCTTCATAATTATCAGATATATATTTTTTTATTCTGTTAATTGTTTCTTCCATATTAGTTTGCTTCGACACCTATGTCGATTAATTTATTTCTTAAAGCCATTTGTTTTTTATTCCTATATAACCATTTAATAAGGTTAAAGGTTTTAAGGTCTACTTTATTTAAAGCTGAGAATAAAGTATCTGTTTTAAATTGTGTTTTAATCATATCATCTTCTTTTAGGGTGTCTTTTAGAAATGATACTTGGTTAAGAGTTGGTTTCATTTGATTCTTTTAAGAATAATCTTATTGCTTGACGAGCTGATTGTGCGATTGATAAATCGTTATGTTTACTATATCTCTCTAGTTGAGCAAATAACTTTTTATCCATTCTTAATAGGTATTCTTTATCTTTTTTCATATTTATAATTTAAATTTAGTTACTTTTGCTCTCATTTCTGTTCCTTCTAAATCATCAGAGCTTACTTTTAATCTCATATCTATTCTAGCATTACCATTATTGAAAAATGCTATTTCGTTTTCTTTCATACCTGCTCCATCATAGCTATTTATTTCTACATTTATTCCATATGTTCCGAAATCATCAGACATTGATGGCTGTATTTTATCATCATCTTTAAAGTTTTTTAATGCTTGTCTTAATTGTCCTACTGTTGTAATTTTCATATGTTTATTCTTTAGTTACTTATATACTTATTGTATATCAATTTGATATATAAGTCAACCCCATTATATCTACCTAACATTAGCTAACAAACATCCTTCATATTTTCTTTCGCATAATCGTATATCTTTTTTAACTCTTTTTGGGTGAACTTATGCACAGTCCATTTGGTGTCCATTAAGTCTTTTACTGCATCAGCTCCAATTTTTAACTCTAAGTTTCTTTTATAATAATGAAGATTCCCATGTTTAAAGGTATTACAGAAAGCACATTGTGCGTTTACGTTTAATTCATTGAAATAACAAGCATTAGTGTTATGGATAAAATGTCCTGCATGTAGTTCTTTCCAGTTCTTTGTTTGACCACAACTAATACATTCACAATTCCCTCTCCAATCAGCATCACGTTTTCTTATGTATTCTGAAAATACTTTCCAAACCTTTTTCTTTGTTAGCTTCTTCATATTATTTGTTTAAGTGTTTATTAAATATTTCTTTAACTCTATCTTTTATCAACCAATGTTCTGGTAAGCAGTAAGCTATTTCATCTTCTAGTTCTTGCTTGATAGTTTTTAAAGTTTCTAGGTGTTCTTCTTTTTGTTTAGCTAAACATTCTTTTATAAACTCCTTTACTAACTCTTTATGTGTTTTTTGTAGGCTTGGATTAATAAATATTTCTTGGTTTTGATTGTCTTCACTCCAAACCTGTAATGGATATATTTTATCAAATTCTTTCTCCCACCCACACTCACAAGGGTTAGTTTCGCATTTAGTACATAAGTTTTCGTCTTTCATATTGTTATTTATTAATCTCTTAACTCCTCCAAATTTATTAAATCTCTTAAAACTTCATGCGCATTTTTTAACCATACACCTTCTTCATTAAGCAAATCTTCGTGAATTTTATTGTGACATTTTTCACAAAGAGGAACTAAATCTTTGTCTTCTTCTTCTCCCTTATTATCGTAGCAACAATGGTGTAGAACATAAGAACCATTACCGCAACTAAAACATATTTTTTTATGTGTTTTATAGTATTCAATTTTCCTTCTTTTCCAATAACCAGTTCTTAGATATTTATCATATTTCATCCATTTTAATTCTGCAACAGTTGGCTCTTTAACATCTTTAATTTCTCCGTTGTATTTCTTAACTTTCCTATTCCACGTTTTACTACCTAACTTACCTTTATTACATTTGCATTTTAAGCAATATAACATTGTACCATTTTTCTGTTCTCTTAATTCTAGTAGCTCATCGCAAATTGGACATCTATTTAATATTCTTGGCATTTAGTTTATCTTAGTTCTTTAAAATATCCAGTATCTAAATCTATTTTATTATTACTAGCATCTACCCACTTATCGAAGAAACGTAGTGCGATAGTACCATCGTGGCATTTAACTTTTGTAAAATCTTTAAATGGTTTTTTTAAATCTTTAAAAGGTATAATAACATTCTTTCCAGTCTTATCTTTATTAGTTGTTTCAATTTGTTTTCGATTTGCTTTCAATTTGTTTTCAACTTCGCTTTCAACTACATTATAATTATCATAGTTTTTTATGTAAAATAAGGTATATTTTGATGATGATTTCTTTTCAATCATGCTTTCAGAAATGAAGTAATCTAAAATATAACTTACAGTACCAGTTGAGAGCTTAAAATGTTCTCCAATCTTCTTAATAGACCCTATAAAAGTTCCTCTTTTTATAGTTATTTTTTTGTTATTTATTATAGTTTCTTTGTCTTTAAAATTTGCGTGAGAGAGTAAGTATATCCAAATAGCTATATAGTTTGGTTTACTACTTAGTGGATTTTCCCATATCGACCTATATATTTTTATAAAGCCTTTTTCTAAATTTTTTTCTACCATATATTTTTATCCAATCAAAAAACCTCTGACATGTACGTGCTTAATAGCTCACACTGGCTACCAATCGTATTACCGATTGCGTACATCTCAAAGGTTTCTTAATTGTGTGTGATTTTTTAAGCATTTTTATTCAGTTATCTATAATTTATTATACGCCTATCTGATAGAATGTCAATAGCTAATTATCCATCATAGCGAAACCAATCAAAATTAAGTAAACTATTATAATTGGTGGCCAGTATATTGCTAAGGCTATAAAGCCTAATATTACTAAAGTATGTCCCATATATTTTTATGTTAGTTTTTCAGTTAAATATTTTATTAATTCTTGCTTATTTAACACTTTTGCGTACTCTAATTTGTTTATATTAATAGTTACTAGGTAATTAAAAGGTTTATTTTTAGTGTTTTTATCCTCTATTATTTTTTGTATAAGAATGTTTTTCATTATTATTATTTAATTTCATATTTTTAATCTAATTGTCTTTTAATAAGTTCCAAAAGCTTCATTGTTCATAATATCGATTTCAGTCTTCATGCTTCTGATTAATTCTATAAGACCTTTACATTTATAATCTAGCATTAAAAACCTCTGTCCGTCTTCTGTAACAGCCCACAAAGCTTCTGCTTCTTTCCAAGTCTTAACGTCTGTTTTAATCTTAATAATATCAAAAGCTTTTCTTTGTAAGATTTCTCCTACTTCTTTTTTGTCTTGATTAAATTCTTGTGCTAGTTTTCTACGTTTAGTAGCTAGCTCTTGTGGAGTATAAGCCATATAGTTATGTTGTATAATAATTATCTTTTGATTTAAGTCTTGCTTCTGTATAGTTATAGCAAGGGCAGTTCTTGTTATGTATAACTGACCTGTAAGGGAATTTATGTTTTAGTATTAGCTCATGATATGAGCAGGTGCATTTTTTCATAATAGTTTTAACATTATTTCTTTAATTACATTTACGGTAACAGCATTTCCCGCCATTTTATAGCGGGCAGAATCAGAAATTGCAACCACATCTCCGTTTTCGTTAACTCCCTCTTTAGTCCAGTCATCTGGAAACCCTTGTAGACGTTCACATTCTTTTGGGGTTAATCTACGGATCTTAGCATCTTGCAAGGTGTGTTGTTGCATCCCAGTATCAATTGTTTGGGCTACACCCTTACCAACTCTACCTCGTCTAGTCTTTGAGTTAGGAACTGAAAGGTTTATTGAATCACCTTCTTCTGCTATTGCATATCCTTTCTTTGTTGCTTCTTTGACTGCGTACAATCCAGTCTTTGCTCCTTGCCCTCCTGCTTGACTTGCCTGAGTCGTAGATAATCCATCTGTAGCATAAACCCTGTTTCCTTGTCCGCCTCCTATAATTTGTTTAAGAGTTTTTGGGTTGCCTCCTCCGATAGGAAATACTTCTGGACGACTTGTTCCTCTAAGATGTCCGACAATGAACACTCTTTCCCTGTTTTGTGGAACACCGAAATTTTTGCTGTTAAGCACTTGCCATTGACAGTCATACCCCAATTCATCAATTTCGGTAATGATAGTTCTAAAAGTTCTACCTTTGTCGTGAGATAATAATCCTTTGACATTCTCAAGAAGGATAAGACGTGGTTGTTTTTGTTTAATAATCCTGCAGATTTCAAAGAAGAGTGTACCGCGGGTATCCATGAACCCTTTTCTTTTTCCAGCGATTGAAAAACTCTGGCAAGGGAATCCGCCCACGAGGAGGTCAAAATCTGGTAATTCTTTTTCATTGATTTTTGTGATGTCTCCATAGTTTTTGTGGTTAAAGTGTTTGTTATAGACTTGGATGGCGTATTTGTCGATTTCACTAAAGCCAATACAGGTATTTGTCCTCCCCCTTGCCCCATCGCCTGTGTTAGACAAGGACTGATGTTGTCCGTTCTTGGTGTTTGGTGTTTCTGGAGTCCTCCCCATATTATATAGTTCTTCATAGGCTTGTTGAATCCCTAGGGTAAAACCTCCCACTCCACTAAATAAATCTAGATACTTCATATTATTTCCCCTTAGTTATATTATTAATTATATTATCATTTTTCCAATGACACGATTGGCACATTCTTTTATAGTCATTGGTATCTTCATATTTACCAGTCATATTTGCCCAATGGTATCTCTTTTTTTTATCTGTAGTTCCACAAATCTCACACTTCTTCGGCATACCTCTTTTTTTATATACCCGATAATGCAGTGCTGAATACCCTGCCTTGTCACCTCTCCAACAAGGATTGTTTTCTCCGTCTTGATTGTTATTTTTTGGTACCCTTGTTTTTATTTTCAAATCTCTCATCCATCTCCAAATTATTTTCTGAGTAACCCTATAATGTATTGCTAACTGGTTTTGTGTTAGTCCACTATTGTAAAGTTTTTTTATTTCCACTTTTTTTGGTAGAGGTGTTTTTGTGTACATGTTTGTCATAGATATAAATTTAATTATTATATCTATATTCTAGCAAACCCACATATCCTTGTCAACCTCCGATACCAGAGAATAATGATAAGTATTTCATAAACAATTCTTAGTGTAGCCATACCAAGCTTCATAATTTCCGTCATGTAGACGTTTATTAATCACCCAGTACGTAGCTGTTTTATAATTATATCTATCTTCTAAAGAGATAGTTTCTTTGTGGACACTATTTATCATAAATAATCCTGAATCAATAGTTCCGTTAGTGTTCCAATTATTAGCCCAGTTATTCCAGTTAGATTCATTCTTAATAAGACAATCTATATCTTTAAAGTCAAGTCCTGCTTGTTCGACTGTTGTTTTAATCCACTCTCTCATTGTAGGTTCTTCTAACTCTACTGCTCTAGCAACCTTTACAGTAGCTAAGTCATGGCTGAATATTGCCATGTAATCAAAGTATGCTTCTGCTGTTTTATAACCTGATGCTACTATGAACCAGATTATTAGAACTATACCTAAGAATTGTGTGAACAATCGTAATTGATAAATAGGGGATTGTAATTTGGCGATTTTTTGTTTTAGCGATTTTTTATTTTTGCTCATACGTTTTTAATAATTGATTAATATTAAATTTACTTTTAGATTTTAGTATTTTGTGTATGTTTTGAGCTTCTGCCTGTGTTTTTCCGTCTACTATCTTAATATTCTGTAATATAGACCTTAGCTTGTCCTCTGGTGTGCTTTCAACGGCTATATTTAGGCTTCTAAGGGGTTTTGTAGAATTAATTGGTTCGTAAGCGATTATGTAATTCTTTTTGAACAGGGGCTTTATATAGCGTTCTTCTGTCAATCTTCTAAGCTCTCTTTCAATAGTGCTTTCCTTATAGTATTTGTCTTGTCTTGCAATAAAGTATATCTGATCTAGCAAAGTATATTTGTTTATTGTGTTTTTAAGAATTTGATATAAACTCATATTTTTAAATTATCATATAAATCAGCTTTCTGTTTTATCTCTTTGTATTTTTTACTTTCAATTATTGTTACATTACCTTTTGGCGTTGCGTACATAACGACACCACCTTTTAACGCTGTTTTAACACATTCTAAAAACATAATTGTATTTTTACCAGATTGTCTAAATGTAGATTTCATATATTTTTAGTCAATACTATTATCTACTAATTTAGTACTAATTAGTACTCTTTAGTTATTAGTTCAATTAATTCACAAGTCATTCCCTCAAAAATATAAGCACAATGGTCTTTTCTATATTTATCTTCAATCTTTAAACTCCAAATAGCTTTAAAGTTTTGTTCTAGTATTTTTTTAATTTCATCTTTCATTTGTTTAATTTAATAATAGATTTTTTAACTTTTTTATAATCTAAGTTGTCTGAACAATCTGCCCAAATTTCTACCATTCTTGAATTAGCGAAATGTCTTCTACGTTGTTTTATGTTCTCTTTACGATTTTTAAAGCTATAATCACTTTCTTTTTTCCCTTGACTTAATCCGTCTACTGGGTGAAAGCACTCCTCAACAGCTCTACACATTAAATTAAAATAACCTTTTTCGATTGAATTTTCCATATTATTTATTTCTTAAATATTTTTTAGCCCATGTTTTATTACATAATCTCTAAGATTAGTCGGCATACGATAATTAAAACTAAGGAATTTACTTTTTATTTTTGGTAATCTTTTATATTTTCCTCTATTTCCGTGTATAGCTCTATGACAAGCTAAACAAATTATTGCAAAATTACTTATATCACCATTGTGCTTATTAAAATCTACATGATGAGCAACCATATATTGAAAAGTTCTATATCTATCACAATTTTCACATATACCTTTATTTTCAATATATAAAAATATTTTTTCCTCTTTTTTTAAATTTATTCTTTTCATCTTACATTCTCTTAGTAGCTTTAAAAGCTAATTGTCTTAAATAACCTCCCTTATTAGGGATTACATTTTTAAACTCTAATTCTCTTAGTTTATTGTACAACTTCATTTGTTTTTCATTTGCTGTACTAAAATAAACTGGAATCATTTTATATGGTCTGTTCATTTGTTTTATTTTTAATTAGTTATATATACATAGTAACATATATACACAATAAGTCAATACCATATACCCTATTTAATTAAACCTAACTTTAGCAATAAAAAAAGACATGCAAATAGTTATGCACGCCCTTTTTTATTTTTCCTACAATTCTATTTTATATTTTTCTGCTATACGAATTATTATCCACATGTTACCCCCATCTTCAAATTTTAAATCATCTCCTTTAGGGATTTTATCTAGGTCTGATTGTTCGATTGTTTCGGTTAGTTTAGCTCCGTCATAAGGTGCTAGTAAGCGATTATGCGACCAAGCTGTCTTTTCGTCTGGTATTAAATGTTTGCTTCCATTCTTTACTAAATAACAATCATTACTGCTTACTGTTTTAACTACCTTGTCGTTATACTTAACTAAAATCTCTGCTAGTTTTCTTTCTATATCAATTACAAAGTAACCTGTAAATAAAGTGTTAGCTTCTGTTCTTCCTATCAACCTGATTCCTTTGGTATAGGTTCGTTCTCCGTAACTATCGGCACATATCAAACAATCCTTTTCTTTGTTGTAACCGATAATAGTTACTCTGTGTGCGTTATTACCTGTTCCTATGAGTACCTTTTTAGCCCTAAAATGCCACAGTGTAGCCACGAAAGACTCAAACTTAGTTAATCCCCAGGGTACATCTACTTCCCATGCTGAACCTGCTTTATGCTTTTTAGCGTCATTAAAGGCTTCTTGTGAGATATTAGCGAAGTTAGAGAACCAATTTCTTTTTCCTCTCTTATAGTCAAAAAGTTCTTTTCTACAAATACCCCAAGTAACACGAGCCATTGCACCTGCTAGTAAAGAAGTACCAAAAGCATATATACTAGCACCACTCCACCTTTTAGCACAAGCAAATACAAAAGCACCAGAACCCTGTTCACTTTCTCCTTCAAAATCTTCTGTTGCATCAGCTTCATAAGCTCCTCCATATCCCACGCACATATCGTTGTCCGTTTGGTCTAGTTTTTTAGGGTCAAATATTATAAATGTTTTCTTAGTTGCTTCTACCAAATCTTCCTTAGTTGGTTTATATAAAGCTCTTGAGCCAAAACTCCTATCGTCAGTTAGGTCTATTAATCCCCCTCGCTTCTTACCATATTTAAAATACTCTATTAATTTTTTTATAAAATTCATATTTTTTATTGTATAACCATATTAATAATAGCACCAATGAAAGCCACACCTATCAAAGTCATAACTCCTATTAATAACTTTTCTGTCCATTTATTCGCATATTTCTTTTCTGCACAATCAATAAACAAATCAATTTTATTATGTAGACCGACGACCTTTTCATCTACATTGTCTATTTTTTGATTAGTTAATTTTGTTTCTCCTTGCAACTTTGTCATGTTAACTTTTATATCTGTTATTTCGCTGTTCATAATTTTAAAATCGTTATAATGTTGTTCTTCATCACTCATATTCTTTGTTTATCTATGAGCCATTCTAGCGAATAACAGATAGTTATTGTTAATAAGAAGTACATTCTATTTAATAAAATTTAAGTTAATATACTTTGTGATTTGAAAGATTATTGGTGATACAATCACAGCCCAAGCTGGATTAACTTGTACTAAGCCAGTAGCTACAAATGTTAAACATAACACTCCTGCTTCCCAATAAAATTTCTCTGCTTGTTTTGATTTTAGAAAGTTTAAAATTTCCATAAATTTATTTGTTAATAATTAAAACTCTTAAAGAAGTCGATTATCTTTCTAAGCCAAGACATATCTTCTTCACTAAAGTTATTAACTGCTCCTAGTTTTGCATCATCTTTTAACACTTCATTTTCTGCTTCTAAGGCTTCCACTCTTTCTAATAACTGCTGAATAGCTTTTAGGTTGAACTGGACAGAACTACCCAAATCACGACCTACAAAATGTTTTATTTCATCTTCTGTAACATCTACCTCTATTATTTTATCTACTATTTCCCCTCCTTCGTCTTTAACACTCATTATTTCAGTGGTTGTTCCTATCTTCTTTTTAAATGTATATTCTTCTTCATATTTAACTCCGTTTGGTAAAGTATCGTGATCTATTTCGCACCAATCTCCATTTTTAGTACCAACTTCACATTTTATGTCTTTTATAACTGATAAAGCGTCTCCGTCATATTTATTAGAATATTCAATGTAGGCATCAGCTTTCACATTTCCTTGAACTGTTAATTGTTCAGTTGGTGAAGTTGTTCCTATCCCCAATTTACCTACGAAATAACTATCTAGCTCATTATGTGAAGTTCCAAATCTTGCTACTTTACCAGAATTAACATAAAACTCTGATCCCCAATAAGCCCTAAATTTAGCGTTACTTCCATAAGTTGTTTCTATTTGGTTACCACTATCTCCTCCATGATAGAAATGTACTGTTTGACCACTCGCGAATCCTGTTATTCCCCATACTCTTCCGTTTGATGCTTTTACTGATAAATCTCCATCAAAATAAGAATCGCCAGTAACATCTAAAATAGTACCAGATGAACTTGTAGAATTGTTGCCAACTATTACAACTTGTGTTGATGTCTTAGGATATAAAGCTAGATTATCAGTTGTTGTCGCCCATAGGCTATCTCCACCACCACTACCACCACTAAAAGGTACTCCACTATCATATAAAGTGCCTGTAAAATTAATATCTCCAGAAACATCTAATTCATAAGCAGGATTAGAATTACCTATTCCTAAAAATCCTGCTTCATCTATTACACTTAAAACAGTTAAAGCACTATTTCTCCAAACTTGTAAATTACCTGTTTGGCTACTTGCCCCCTGTACTACTAATCCAATTTTGTCGCTTGTTTGGTTTGGGATTATAACACTAAAATCATTATTACCTCCAATATTTGATGGTGTATAATCAACACTAGACTGTTTGTTACCTACTATTTGCATTCCATGCCACGAACTAATTACTGACTGTCCACTTGCTACTGGTATCATTGAAAAATCTGGTCCAGAACCCAATAAATATTTTAAACTTCTTAAATTGCCACCAACATCTAAAGAGTAACTAGGTGTATTATCCATTATTCCGACTCTATCATTCCCTGCGTCTACATATAAAACATTGTCATTAGAATTACCTTTAACTTGAAAATCAACATCTACACCACCATCATTTACTTTTAAAATATCACTTGCCCCCTCTACTGCTTCTAAGAATTGTACTCCTCCTGCATCTAAATTAATCTGATCGCCTGTAAATCTTAAATATGTATCTGAGTCTCCTGTGTGTCGCATATATTCATCTAAATAGAAACTATCAGTTACGGTTACATCTCCATTGGTAGCGATTGATATAGATGAAGTTCCAATCGCTGTGTCTGTGCCTGAAAAGTAAGCTACTTGTCCTTGCGTTCCTGTTATAGAACTTCCACCCTCTGACGTACATTGTATGCCTGTACCTGATTCATAAGTACAATATTTTGTATCTGTTAGAGTCCCTTCATTCAAAGAGAAAGTTCCAGTAGTTAAATCTAGCAAAGTTCCTCCTGCTGTATATGTTGTATTAGTATAATTCCCTGCATTAATATTTGTTGCTCCTCTATCTGTTGTCCAGTCTAAATGTTCATTAGCATCAACTCCTGTTAAACTATCGTGTGTAAAATCTGAACTTACATAAGTTGTATCTGTATCCCAACTTGTAGTAGCTGTTGTAGTCCAGTTAGTGCCATCATAAAATAGAATATCATTTGTAGCTAAAGTTGTAGTTGAAACATCTCCTATTTGTCCTAGTTGAGCTGTTGATATATCGAAAGAACTACCACCACCACAAGCTGTTGTCGTTATAGACCCTGTCCCAGCTCCGACTAAACATTCTCCTGCTGTAAAAGTTGAAGCTCCTGTGCCACCATTAGGTACTTTTAATGTAGTTGCACCTAACACTTCTTGTTCTACTGGCTGTAAATCAATATAATATCTTTTTGCACTAGCCATAACAGCATAAGTGGAAAGAGTTATTAACGCTAAAATTAAAAATGCTTTTAAAATGTTTTTCATATATTTATTTTCTATAATCAACTGTTAAAATAGTATCAGTTAATGGTGCATTTACAAAAGTTATAGTAACACCAGATAGAGTATAATCTTCTGTTAATTTCATACGTTGACCATCTTGATACACTTTTAATGACCCTAAAGGGTTTGGTGCTTTTAATATTGTGAATACTTTATTAGTAGAATTAACTAATCCTGATGGTGTTTCATCATCTACAAACTTGCTTTCCATAGCTATTTTCGAGAATCCTCCACCTCCTCCGAGTGGTCGTCTTGATTCTCTCAATGCTTCAATACGTGCTTTCAATTCTTCGATAGCTGTTTCAATATTAGATAAGTCTACATTGTCTGCGTTATTTCCGTTTTCTCCGTCTTTGCCGTCTAAGCCATATTCTCCGTCTGCTCCATCAATTCCGTCTTTGCCATCTTCACCATTCTTTCCGTTTATACCATTAATTACCTTTATATTTTTAAAATCATTTAAGATTTTGTTAGCAACCTTTAATGTGTTTTCAGCTTCTTGGTTATTTTTTTTAACAATATTAATAATAAGTTTAACACTACGCAAATATTCCTCTTTAGATATAAACTTACCAAAATTCAAGATTTCTTTTAGAACATCTTTTTTTGAGTTTTTTTTATTTAAAATACTATTTAATATGTCTTTATCCATATATTTATATTAATTATTTCTTTTTTTCAAACTTATTCTTCAATTCCTCATACTGCTCTTTTTCTAGTTCTTCCTTGTTAAGTGGATTTTGCAATAAATTCTTTACCTTAATTAAGGTTTCTGCTTGTTGTACTCCTCTAATTTGTGTATTGTCTAGTACCTGAAGGAGGTAATTAACTACTTCAGCCTCTAGTTCATACTTTAATTTTGTCATTTGTTTTTTATATTAATTATTTAACTGCTACTACGCTTATAAGCTTGATTGGTATATCTTTAATTGTTAAGTCAATACCTGCGTCATCATTTATCTCTTGTATTTGGTCTACAATAAGGTCTGCTTCTTCTTTTTGTCTTGTAATTTGTTCTAATGTGTTTGCGTGTCTTCTTTTAAGGTCTGCTACTGATACAAAAGATTCTACTTCCTTTGTCTCTACTTTTTTAATCCTGACGTTATCATCAAGTGTTGATGTTTCGTTTTCTAAGCTGTAAATTGCCATATTTTTATATATTATTTAATTAATTTTTGTATTCCATAAATGCTTGATATAACTCTAATACATCTCCAGCGTCTGC